AATTGTTTTCATATCGATGTCCCTCTCCATACAATTAAATCACTAATAACGATTTCCTGAGAATAACCCTCAATTGTACCGCCTAATTTTTCTCCGTGTACTATATCGTTTTTCATAAATTATAATTGAAAATATTGTTTAACTTCTGATTTTCTGCGACCTATCAATTCTTTATTCTTCGTCCACATCATAAATGCATTGCCTATTTTTCTATCATTAGGATCTTCATTTACAAATCGCAACACCGTACTGTTTTTAAATCCATTTATTCCGATGTTGTAAGCTAACGAAACCAAAGCGTTAAACTGATTCTGATTTACTTTTGATTTAACCAAAGCGTCTACTTTTTTAGCGAAATCCATAGCGGTTAAATTTGCTAATTGCTCGGCATGATCTTTATGCATTTCTTTATCAGTCATTTTTACAGGTGTTCCGTCTAAGTAGTAAGTGTTTCCCATTGCAATAGTAGGCACTCCCTGAGTATCTTTGTAAGGCTTTAAACGTAATCCTTCTCGATCATGTAATGCCTTAAACCCTTTATCGTCTAGTTTCATTTCTTTAAGTTTTCGTGGTTAATGTTTTTTAGTGAGTGTTTGAATTCTTTAAATGTAGATGTCCTCGGAAGATTATTTTCTTTCTGAGTTAGACGCTCAAAAACTTCATCCCCTCTTTTTAAAGCGTTTTCTATTGATTGAAGAATTAACCTTCTATATTCAAGATCTTTATTGTCCGCCTCTATAATTAAATAACTACACATGAATTTATTTTTTAGATTCCACTAATAAATCAATCATCTTGTCCATTTTATTTACAAACTGATTATAAGAGTTGCAAACGTTAGTTAATTGTTCGTTTGAGCTTCTAAGTTCGTTTATAAACAAATCGTTTTTAGACTCAAGTCTTTTATACAAATCCTCATGCTTTTTGTATAAAAAAACCACTACACCTGATAGAACAGTAATTACAATAATACAACCTGTTGTTAAATCAATAAAGCTATGCGCTAGTTCAGCTGTTGGGTTCGTGGCTATTTGTAGGATCATTTTTTAAGCGTTTTATCTATGCAAAGAATAAAGAATATAAACAAAGTTAACGAAAAAATTACGATCTCATATAGCTGTCCGTAAAGTTCGTAATGTTTATGGTAAAATTCGTTACATAATATATTGAAAATATTTACAAAAATCATAGCTATTGGTAGTTTTCTAGTAAGCCAACAATATCTTTTACTAAAAGAAAACCTTTCTATAAATATTATATCGCAAGCAATAGAAAAACCACCTCCATTACCCCATGTAGTAAAATCGAAATAATAACCAAACCATGGTACTATAACAGACAAAAAACTTACACCCATCATAAAATATAGGAGTAAGTGAACTGTTTGGCTTAAAAAGTGCTGGATATACTTAATCATGGTTTAGGTGGGTTTTTTATGCCTCCACCTCCAATATCGCCATCAGGTGCATCAAGCTGAACATTTGAGTCTTTTATATTCGTGCTAGGCGTTTTACTTGCTCCAAAAAAATAACTTAACGGAACCCCTATAAAACCAATTATTGCACCTAATACCATATCTTCCAAATGTATAAATACTATTGCACACATTCCGAAGCAAATAATAAATATTGCTAATAACGACTTAACGTTTACATCTGATAATTTCATTTTTATTTTTTTATTATGTTAATCTCTTTTTAAAATATCCTGTTGAACTTTCAATATATGTTTCCCCTATTTGAACTATTCCACCAGCAGCAGCAGCAACATCATTTGCGTATGTTTGCATATTTGTAGTACTAATACCATAAGGCATATTGTTGCTGTTTTTTATTCCTATGTTATTCACAAAGTATGATTTACTTGAATATGGCGTTATATTTGGAAATGTAGCCGAAGTAGTCGCATCATCAACTACTCCATTTACTTTACTATAACAATTTACTACTTGTAAAGATTTATCGTTTGTGAAATTAGCGTCAGAAAAATCAGAAATTTTTGACCCTGTTGCTATCTGTAAATTTAAATCAATATAAAATCTATTTGAAAAAACTGTTGCAGTTCCTTTTTTGAATAGAGTTCCAGTTGATCCGAAACCAATAACATTACTATTTGTTAATTTAAAACCGGACCAATTTCCTTCTAATGTTAATCCATCGGATAAGTAATAAACCCCGCATGTGGTCCCTGTAAATTGTCTATATCCGTCTAAAATTCCTAATGAAGACCCTGTTACACCTTGAAAGTTTACTTTGTCTAGTTCTATTGCATGTGTTCCGTCGATATCTTTTATATTAAATACTGATCCAAGTCCCGGATAATAAGAAATATTTATTGAAACAAAATCGCCGCTATTTCCCGCCGCACTTATAAATATGCTTTGACCGGCAACATTTTTTTTAATTGACGAAGGATTAAAACCGTATCCATTTATCGTTAATCCACCAGCAGGGACTTGGATATATTCCCCTGTAAGCAATGTTAAGGTTCCATCCACCAAATATGTCATATTTGGGTCCAAAATCTTATTTATTAAGTCTACTTTACTACGAACAACTATTTCATTCTTTTTGTCTTTAAAAGATAGTAATGAGTAATCAACAACAATAGAAGGCAAATTCCCCAAAGAGGTTGCATTAGTTTCCAAACTACCAATTTTTAAAGAAACTATACTTGTTGCCGTTGATTCAATTAAAGCTGCTGGCGTAACTTGATCTATGACGGAATTAATTACATTTATTGTTATAGGTGTTCCGTTTCCATTGTAGTTGCCTTTAACTAATAATTTACCCGGTAGCTTTATTGTGGCGTTTGTCATATTAAGCGTAAACAACGAACTTGCAAATACTGTTAAATATCCGGAGGTTAGGTTCTCAATTATTAAGTTTTTAAAATTAAGAGTTCCATTTGCAATGTTTGCCGTAGATGTATCAAAAGCACATGATATTATTCTTCCTGTAAATGTTAGATTTGATAATCCTTGATTTATAAATATCGATGGTGTTATTGTTGAATTTAAAAATTCAACAGAAGTAGTGCCTGTTTGCGCCGAAAAAGTCATTCTACCTGTTCCTGTTATATTGCCTATTCGAAAAGATGTATTTTTATCAAACTGTGCGGTGTTAGTATTTAATACTAAATTATTAATTGTTACTGTAGGGATTCCTTCAAATATACCAGCAACGGCATTTGAGGGAATTGTTAGGTTTGGAACCATTACGGAAGTAAAATAATTTCCTCCTGGTCCTATTTTACCGACTGTACTTAAAATATCTAATTTTTGAAATACTGATCCGTTCGTTAATCCGTAGAAAATAAAAGAATTGCAATCCCATGCTATTTCTTTAACATTTACCAAAAAAGACGTTTGAGCTTGTGCAATACTTGTTCCTGATCCACTTGAAGTTCTATTGTTTTGGATTTTTCCAAAAGGGATATCAAATGTAAAAGTTGCGCCCGTTAAAGTACCGCTATTATAAGTAAATAAATATTGATTTGTGTTTGCGCTTAAATCTAAAGTAACGTCCAGTGTGCTTCTGATCGTTGTCTGTCCTACGGGTATTCTATTGTTAATTGGATAATTACCTCTTCTTATTAATTGGACTATTATTAACCTATCCACACTATCGCTCATTCCAGAAAATACAGCATCTATGCTTAAATAAGGCTTATTTACGTTACCAAATTCTGCTGTCGTGTTGTTTCCATTCACGTTATCAACAAAAGCAGTGTAAGGTACTAAAGGATCAATAACAATTTGTTTTGATGAAGGTGTAAAAGACGCCCCTCTAAATCTCATGTAATCACTAACCTTGAATTGCTCAACACCAAACGAATTTTGTATTGATATTTCATTATTTACCGGAGTTGGATCTTCTATGATTGTACCAAAAACGTTTATAAATGAAATAGCAACTCCATCTGATGGAACGTCAGGACGTGCCGCAACTGTTAAACTTTCTGTTCCAACAATTTTGGCAATCGTATTATCTGATTTAAAATAAATTAAATCAACTCTTTTGTAGTCAGTCGTTGCTGCTGAAATAGTTGTAACAAATGCAGATGGATTTGTTCTTAGTGTTTTATTTATAAGTGCTGTATATCCGTTTGCAGGATAAGTAAATGTATTCACTGAACGTGTTGGCGGTACAGATGAAACCAATACGTTTGGCTGGTAAATAGCGTCTATTTCAGCTTTTAATGTTGCTCCTGTGCCAGAATAACCGTCTTTATCCATCTTTAAAGGTAATTCAGGAACAGTTGGTAAATCGGCAGTTCCTCCCAAATCGCCTGCGAGCTTAACTATACCTTTTGTAGCAGTAGTTGCATCAGGCACAACAATATTTGATAGTCCCTCATTTACGGCGTCAACTGTAGGGTATTTTGTACCTGTTCCATCAGTAGTAAGAGAGTCTTGTTTATTTGTTAAAACTTCAAACCCTATTATTGAATTCCCCACATTATCAATTGCATCGGCTAAATCCTGTCCTGTTCCGTTATATCCTCCTGAGTCTAACTTAGATGCATCAGTAGGAGGTAATGGTAAATCTGTGAAAACTAAAGCTGTACCGAGGGCATTTACTCTTAAGTATTTCCCGGGGATGTACGCATCAGGAGCATCGATTAACTCAACAAAACTGTCTACATTAGTGAATTCACGAGTTTCAAGTCTTTCTTGAGATTCGTTAACTACAACTACCTGACCATCTTTGCCAAAATATTGAAATGTATCTTCTAGCTCGTTAAACCTATCAACTCCGCCCGAACCGCCACCGCCATTAATCCAATCGAAATATCCGATATTTTTTAATATTGTGAATAATTGAGTAATATTTGTAGGATTATAAGTGTTCCCTCCATCTACTATTGTTACTTCTGAAGGTGATATTTGTTGATTTTTTACAAGGTTAGCACCGTTTGCTGTTTTAAAATGGGCTTCGTTGCCTACAGAGGTTAAATCGTTCCTTGTGTTTCGGATAGTAGTACTGAAATCACCATCCAAAACAAAGCTAAAAGTATCGTCGCTATTTTTTGTAATTAAAAGAGTTGCCATACTTTATAGTTTTTGAATAAATAACGATACGATATAAGGTTGCATGTTGTTGTGCGCTTCTCCTGATCCTGTGTAACTTGTAAATCCTTGAGCATTTCTTGAATTTCCTTCATCCCTAATATCAGATGTTGCACTTCCAGGCATATCAGCCTGAGTAGCGCCATAAACAAAAGGATTAACGTTATCGTTAGAAACACCGTTATTATGTCTGTGCGAGGGAATTTGATTTTGAGTTAATGTTTGTGTTGCACTTCCTCCTGTTGTTCCTAAAACGGCATATTCAGAATTATATTGCAAAGGAACTCTTCCGCCTCTATTTCTTGTACCATTATTACCATTGCATACTGCCCAGCCTTCCCTTTCGTTAATACCTAAACCAGATGCATCAAAATTAGCCGTTAAGTAAGCGTTTGAAACGTCTATCTCGCGTATATCTCCGGTTTGTGCAAAACCACTCGCTAAATCCGTTAAAATATCCCTTAACGCTTCTGCTGTATTTGGTTGGCCGGATTCGAATGCTGTTATTTTAGCTGTTATATCTGTTAGGTTCATGGTAAGTATATTAAAAAGTCGTTACTTAAAAAGTCATTTTGGTCAAAATCTCCGCTTTGTGATTTTGGTGGCGCAAAAATATCATCGTAATCTAAAGATAAATGAAATTCCATATTGCCGAAGTTTTCCTGCGCAACAGGTTTAGGTATTTCAGGTGATTCGTAACAGTTTGTTCTGATTCCGTTTAGGTAAACATACGGCAAAACAATTATATCTAAAATATTGATTAAGTTATCAATAGACATTCTTTCTGTTTCCCAAAATTCAGTTTTATTCTTTTGAACTGCAATTGTTCTATTTTTCTCAGTAGATGTTTCGTAAAAGTTTTCAATATTGACCCTACTCGACTTGGTTCTAAACCACATTTGAAAGCCAATACTTTGGTATTGTTCCGTTCTTTTATATTTGTATGTTATTTGGCTTGTTTTCTCTGAATCAATATCAGTAAGCTTAAATGGAGTGGAATAAAACATTTCGCCTGAAGACTGTTCAATCCTTAAATAAATCAAATTCCATCCAAAATCAATAGGTACATTTGTTAAACTCCAAATGAATTGCGGATCACCATTTAATGAATTGGTTAAGCTTTCAACCATGAATGATGCAGTGATTTCTTGTTCTTCACCGGTACATAAATCAACACCAAAAACAATCCAGTCTTCAAGATTAATCCCGTCTGGCGTATTTGTTACTTGAATGTATTTATTTGGATTATGGGTAAAAGCTGAATCCCCGAAAACATATAGAAGTTGTTTCGGGGTGAATTTTTGAAGTACATTGCTTCATTAAGTGACTTGTAAATGTTTATTATTGGGTTTACCATATATTGCCCTGATTCACATCGTTGCTATTAAAAAAAGGTACTGCGTTTATATTCGCCTTTATGTTACCTCGTTGCATAATGCATCGGTACGCGGTAACGACCTTTTGAATCGTAAAGATATAAAAAAAACCTACACGATTGTATAGGTTTTGAAATGATTAATCTTCTAGTATTTTTGTTGTCATAAACTCTTTATGATTAGGTAGCCAAATTTGTATTCTATGATAGCAATTCTTGCATGTATATATGTTTTCTCCAATGCTTACATCAATAAGCACACTGCCATGTGAGCAATTTGGGCATTTAATTGAAACATCAGTTATTTTTTTATTTAAAGAATTGTTACAAACCTTCTGCAAATCCTTATCCGCTTCCAACATTCCTTTATTAAAATCACGTTCTGCGTTTTTATCAGAAATACCATTTAGCCAATCTTGATACTCTTTATGTTCTGCTTCTGTAGAGATACGTTTTTTAATCTCAGTCTCCGGTGGCACGCCTTTAAAAACAGTATTTATTTTTAACGAATCCTTAACCATGTACTCTCCCAACAAAGCCGTTAAAGCCTCTACTTTTAATTCTAAATGCGTTATTTTATCTTTCTTTTTCATAACTCACCTTTTATAAATTTATAAATAACAATGCTCCAAAGCGATGCACAAATGAGAAACATTATGTATATTGTTATCGGTAATAGGTTTCTTTTCTTTTTCATGATTATAAATAATGATATTTAGGCTCTTCTAATATTTTTTCCAATCTATTTTTAGCTGATTCTAAAGATGTGTACCCTCCTTTTATTGAGGGGCATATTATCCTGTCTTGCCATTTTAAATTGTCATCGTAAAGAATCCATTTGTATTTTTGGTTTAACAGATGTATTGGTCTTGATAAAAAAGGTACATATTCAATCTTTTCAATAATAAATACCTTGTCATATTCTTTTATTCTAAAATCTTCTTTTTTCATAATTATATAAAATAAAAAACACCCAATAAAACTGAGTCGGCAGTTCTAAAGAGTGTTATTTTGTTTTGTGTTAATATTTATTAGCTTCCGACTTCTAATAAATATTTAATGTTTTGATACAACAATATTACAACTAATTTTTTAACCAAGCAAATCTAACCACCCTTTTAATTGATTAATTGTTTCAGGTAACGCACCATTTATAGATACTTTATTCCACCAAGTCGGATTGTACAACCTAAATCGCTCTTTATCGAATAATGAAACCTCATTTTCTTCAATACTATAATCTAATCTTATCAATCGAGTTTCGTTGTTTACCAAAATAATGCCACCTTCTGTTGTGATAGTCAAATAATCCTTTTCGAACTTCTCCTCGCCATCAATAATTAATTTTCGATCAGCATCTGAATACGATATTTTAGTAGGGTAAACCTTTATTACACGCATTTTTTTATTTATGGCACGTATAAAACCACGATCTTTTTTTATTCTATCCTTTAGAATAATGTAATCTTCCTTGTCTACATTTACAAATGTTAACGCTTGGTAAATATTTGTTGACAGTATCGGATCTGTTGGGATCCACGGCTCACTTTCTACAAGAGTTAATCCTGCATATGTCGTTGTGCATTTACCGTTATTCTTGTAAAAAGTATTTCTATAAGGCTTATCTTTCCAAAACAAATTAACAGTAGCTAACGTTGCATTCCAATAATTTACAATGTTTCGCTTAATCGAATAACGTAAATTACTATAACGCTCAGGTGATATAAGGTTTGCAATTCCCGTAAATCCTTCATCTGTTCTGTTCGTTATAGGGATACTTTCTTTTTTAATTTTATAAGTGTATTTTGTTAATTTAACACCGTCGTTAATACTGCTCCAATTGCCCCCATTTAGTATTATTTGCGTTGTACTGACTTCTTGAACGTTATAAGTGCCTGCATTTGCGTTTGGTGTATCTATAATAAATGTTGTCGCTGGTTTTATTCCTAACGATATGAAATTAACCTCTCCATTGCTTTTAAGCGATAAAGTAGAGCCGGATGATGTATGTTGTAAATTAGTTGTTTCGGTAAAGTATTTATCCTCTGTTGTGTTTAAAACATCTACTACAAAAATAGTATCATCGTCTTGCGTTGCTGTATCTTTTGTAACTTTAGTAGCCAAGCGTTGTTGCGCATCAATTAGCATAGCGTCACGAACAAAATCAATACTTACATCAATCTTATTAGATCCTCTTTTATTGAAAAACGACCATATACTCTCCCCGTGTATCGTGCTGTCCGAATTAGGTTGTGTATTTTCTTTTAATGATTGGTATTTATTATATTTAAATTTAAATTCATTGGCAGCATATTTTTGATTAGTGTTTTTTGACATTTCCTCGAATTGGGTATTATCAAAAAAACCACACTCAATGTTCGTGTAAAAATCAGCCTCAATGCCAAAGAATAATTTACCTTCTTCGGTTATTTCAGAATCGCCTTTATGCTCTCCCCAAATAAAGTTTTCAATATCTTCTAGGCTAACCGAAAAAGGCTTATCTGTAACGCTTCTCATTAAGTTACCATTAAACAAAACATTGTCATAAAATTGCCCTGCAAAATCATATCTTTTAGATAAAACACCGGCTCCGGAAATACTTTTAACTACCTGGCGCATTACATCAATTAACCTAAATGTTGGTGTTATTGAGTTGTAAGCCGTTGAATTTGTGATAATGGTAACTTTGCATTTTTTAACCCTCATAAAAGCAGCACCGTTTGCCTGTACAAAAGCATACAGATAAAGTTTCTCACCTCTTTGCATATCCCCAATATTTATTGAAATATCGGAATTTACATTAATTGTGCCTGAATCTGTTATTTTATAAAATATACTATTTGAAGTAGGGTTAGTATTATCTACTTCTGCAGTTGTTTTAATGTAACTTATTCTAAGCGATAAATTTGACGTTTGCGAACTTGCGAATATATCTAGTTCTGTTAAGTTTATTACTACGTTTTTAAGGCTTGATTGTGATTCTAATATTTGGAAATCGCTTCTTTGCTGGCTTCTAAACTTAAAAGGCACAAAGCTATTTTCAATCTCGCTTTCAATTAACGCCTGAGTAATGCTAAAGTAATTCGTAGCAAAAGGGATTACATTATCTGATGTTTCACTTACTTGTTCCCAAATACTCGTTTGTAATGATGGCTTAGCCTGCAAAAGCATATTCAAAGGCACTAGTGGCTCAATAAATTCACCGTCTACATTAAGACTTGAAAACATATCGACCTTTGTTGAACGACGTGCTTTAATAATCTGTTGTGAATTCCTTGTAATTGTTCTACATTCTAAATAAGTAATTTCGTCTGTATCTACATCCACAAAATGTAATTCCGAAACATGCTCATACCCACCTAAAGTAGTTTCGACCAATAAAATATCAGATTCGAAACCTCTACGGTGATAATAGTAAAATAACTTATCTAAATAATGGTTTCTATAATCAACAAATCTAAAACGGTTTTCATCTGCTCCGTTTATGGATTCATCCCTTCCCAACCTGTTTTCTTTTTGCTGTAACACATAAGTAACATCACCAATAGGTTGATCGATAAAGTATTTTTTGTTTGGTTCTTCCCCGAAAATAAAATAATATTTTTCTCCAGCCATTATTTGTTATTTAAATGTTATTCCGTTGCCAGACACAAAGTTTCTGTTGATTTGGGTCTTGTTTCCAGACTTAATAATGTAGTGAGTAAACCCTTTTTTATCCAATACGGTTTGATTTGTTTGAACATTTCCTAAATGCTTTGTCATTATCTGATCCATAGCCGAATAGTCAAAATTAGACTGTTGTTGTGGCTGATTCATGTTAATCCCATTGCCCCGCATCATATTGTATAATTGCTCATTGAATTGATCGTGAGTAAAAATTTGCGTACCTTTCGGAGCATCCATGATTACGTTTCTGCCCTGTGGTTGTTCCATTTTCCCGTCAGGATATAAAATAGTTTCCCTGAAATTACTGCCACCACCATCATTTACCATCATTAATCCACCGTCGTGAGTTCCTCCTTTGAAATACCTTGGGATATCCTTAGATGCTACAAAGGCAGCCTGTGCAGCTCCTAAAGTCAATGCAAAAGCAGACCAAGGCAAACCGAAAGTTAACGGACTTTCAGCAACCGCAGAAACAACTGCCTGAGCGGTGTTTATAGCTATATTAAATAAAGCTTGTTTCTGTTTAGCCTTTGCCTCTCTATAATCTATTTCTTTTTTACTTTTTTCTAAATCAATTGAGAGTTTTTCTTGAGCTGCTTTATTATCTCCCGCATATTCTAAAGCAACATCATATTGTTTTTGCAATCTTTCCTTTTCGCCATCGAAATTAGCCTCTGAGGCATTGGATATAAAATTAAAAGCTTCTTGAGCGGTTTCGGCAACAGCATTAAAAGCAACAGCGAATTTTTTCTCCATAGTGTCAGCACCTTCAAAAAGTTGCTTAAACATAGTAGTCATTTTTCCATCAGCATCTTTTATTTGCTTAAAAAACATGTCGAAAGTCTGACCAAATCCAGCATCATTAGCTAATTCGGAACTAAAAGAATCTAAGTAATCCTTAGTAGCTACTTTTAGTTCTTTTAATCTTTCTATTTGAGCATCTATTCTAGCCTTGTCAGACGCAGAAACTTTCTCTTTTAATTCTTGACTAGCCTCTTCTCTTGCATCTTGATCTTCATGGTATTTTTTCAAGAAATCTTCAATGTCTTTTATTTCCTGAATATATTCGTCATTTTGTTTTTTACGTATAGATTTTATTTTAGAGTATCCTTCTTGCATCTGTCTAATAGTTGCCATTTCGGAATCAATTTCAGCTGCTCTTATTTTATCTTTATTGCCTTTAGCCAATCTAACTTGTTCGTTATAATCAAGTTTTATGATCTGCATTTTTAAGTCTAAAAACTTTTCTAAGGCGTTAAATTGATCTTCGTAAGATGTTAATTCTCCGTTTAAAATAACTTCCTGATTTAATACTCTTAGTTCAAGTTCTTTTTTAGCAGCGTTATATTGCGCTTTTAAGGCATCTTCTATTTTTTTTAACTGATCTTTAGTTAGTTCCGCTTGTTGCTTTGCAGGTTCTTTTTTAACTAATTCGTCCAAAGCTTGTTGCGCGCCAAGTAAACGCCCTTTCTGAGTTCCTAAAGACGCGTTTATCTCTTCAATTTCTCTTTGGACTTCTTTTAATCGTTTTACTCTGCTAGGTAAAAAGTTTAAAGGCTTAACTTCATCCAATAAAGCAAATTCATGGTTTAGCTGAGCTAGTTTTTCGTTAAGTTTTGTAATTTCAACAACAGCGTCCTTTTTTGTTAAAATAGATATTTTTTCACGTTCGTTAATGTCTTGTATTTGATTTAAATAATCCGCTGTTGAAGCTGTTGATTCATTTATGAAATTAGATCTTATTTCTTTTAAAGATTGGTTTAATTGGACTAATCCTTGAAGCAACCAATTGGCTCCCTGTAAAATTGTAGAGAAAAATTGAGTAATTCCGCCTGATTCGCTTTCATTTAATGTTCTAACAAATTCTATCCATGAATTAGAAAGTCTACTTTGAGAAGCCGTTAATGTTTCAATTCTATTTACCTGCTCAATACCGTAAGTTATCTCTAATTGTTTAGCGAATTTCGGCAATACATCAGCAGCAAGTAATTTACCTTGCTTCATCATTTCAGCTAATCCTTTTTCTGTAACACCCAAAGATTTAGCCATAATACCCATTGCGCCTGGCAAAGCTTCCCCTAACTGACCTCTTAATTCCTCTGCCTGAATGGTACCCTTAGACATCATTTGGTTAAGAGCCATGAAAGCACGCTCTTGCTGCTGTTGGCTAAGACCCATTGCAGCGCCTGCCTTTGTAATGCTCTCAAATATTTGCTCAATTTCTCGACCGCTTATTTTGTCCTTGGCAGAAACATAAAACTGAGTGAACTGTTTAGTCAGGTCATTTATATTAACCCCATAAGCCTCGGATATTCTCGTTAAAAAAGCCTGTGATTCAGCAAACAAAGCCTGAGTTTGTGTAACTTGTTTTAATGCCATGTCTAAAGACTGTATCTCTTTAGTTGTAGCAAATATATCTTTTACAATTGATGCGAATAACTGAAGTCCCCCTACAACACCAAAAGCACTTAATAAATCTTTTAACCCCTTTGCTGCCTGCATTGGATAATTACCAACATTCCTGTTAAATTTACCAACAGCTTTATCTGCGGCTAAAATTCTTTTGTTTAGTTCGTCAAATTCTTTTTGAGCAGTTCTTAATTCTTTATTGTATTGGTTTTGACTTTGCCCTGCTAATTTACCTCTTATTATAAGATCCTGTAATTGTCTTGCAGATTTACTTTGTTCAGCCGATAGTTTAGCATAAGCACCAGCCAAAGTAGAATTTATTCTGGCTGCTTCTAAAGCGTTCCTGTTTAATATACCTTGATTAATGGATTCTTCAGCAGTCATTTGACTACTGTTTTTCTTTTGCTTGCTAATGCTGTTATATTGGTTTTGCAGTTTAGCTAAAGCATCTGCTTGCGCTTGAATAGTAGCAGTTAATTTTTGGTTTTCAGCCGTAAAATTAGCTAAATCACTAGGTAAAGTAATCGTGCTTAAATTTTTACCTAATTTTAAAACATCATCGGATATTTTAATTACTATCCCGTCCATTAATTTTAACCTATCGATAAGGTTCTGTAAATCTCTTGGAGCATTACCAAAATCTATAATTGGTTTTTCATCAGCCATAATCTAATTTTTTTTAGCTTTTTCTTCTAGTAATTTTAATTCTTCTATCCACTCGGCAACTGTTATTTTTTTTGGGTCTAACCTATACGAATAACCTAATCCTATTTCTACAATCCTAAGCTGTTTTAAAAGGGCTACGTGCTCTTTTTTAGCATCTATTTGTAATTCATTTGACAACATGCCTATTTGAGTCCTTATCCCTTCTAAAGCCGTTGTGTAATCTCTTATTAATATAGAGTCTTCGTAAACACTATTTATTAGAGGGAACTTAAACCCGAAATCTTTTAATTTACCTATGTACAGTAATCTTCTTTGAACAAAGAAATCAATAGGCTCTTGCTGTATGGTAAAATTAAGTTCGCTTAACAACATGTTGCACGTATCGAATTTCCTTTTAAGCCAATCCATTTTTGACCACTTCTGCATCTTTTCAGAAAATGATCTGTCGTCAATTGCTTTAAAATACTGATCTTGAATTAATTTTTCAACTTCAATTAAATCATCGTTATTGATCTTTTGTTGCCTGCCATCGTAATCAACTAAAAACCAATTATTATCCTTCGTAGATGTGTATTTATCCCATCTATAAAGAGTTAAATCTTCTATTGAATTATAATGATTTGGTAATTCAGATACTTTTTTCATAACCACATTCTTTATTTATACATCTTGTTCCCCCAAAAAAATAAATCCAATATTTACGAATCATACTGCTATGGCATTTAGGGCAAAAAGAAACATGTCTAGTTTCGTTAATAACTCTAGTGGATATTCTTGGTATTGGCTTGTAGCCCCCTTTATTACTCATAATTTAGATTTTAAGTAAGCTCTTAGTTCTGGCAACATCAATTCTCTTAATTTTTTCATGCTATCATCATCAAGACCGAACAGATTAGTGTAGTTTTCAAAGAAAAATAATTTATCCCCCGTGCCTTTACCTCGGCTATCTACAAATATTCCATTTTTATTTACTTCGGCAAACATTCCACGTATAAAAGCACCTGTTTCATAGAAATCATATAACCCAGTTTTTCCATATCCGGGAGCGTAAACACCATCAAATTCAGGTTGTTTATTGAATAGTTGTTTGTTGTCACTGCCATAGCCATCAATCATCTGATTAATATTCAATCTTACAATGTCTCGTTTGTGTTTGGCAATTACAGACGTGGTTTCTTTATTAAGATTATCTCTTAAAGATTCAAGTTTTTTAATCTTTGCTTTTATTCTGTTTGCCATGAGTCAAATTTACGAAAAAAGCCGTTACATAACGCAACGGCTTTTTAATATTGAACTAACCAAAATATTATGCTACAACAACAGTTGCGGTATTTGATTTATAAAGCACATCTAAAGGCGTTAAAACAACGTTTTTAAGTGAAACAGTTATAATATCAGCAGCTGTATTAGCTGTTACCGTAAAAGTGTATTTTTTAGTAGTTGGTGATTGAACAACAGCCGAAGGAACGATAACAACACCGTTTCTCGTTACTGTAAAATCAGTTACCAATAATCCGTCTACAGAATGCGTTTTATCCAACAAATAAGCAGATGCAACAATTGAAGTAGAAGCAGCAACAACCGGATCAACAGTTATTAATGTTTCATTTACTCCTGTAAGCTCTGAATAAACGAAATCTAATTCATCATTAGCGATCCATGCACCATATAAATCCCATTCCAAACGAACTGTTTGTTGGAAAGTTACTGTTTGAGCTGCTGCATCAGTTCCGTTTGATCCGGTATATTTACCGTTTTC